ATTTGTCGTCAGATAAATTATCCCCATAGTATTTAAAATTATTTTTTAATAGATTATTATCAGATAAATCTTTAAATATTAAATATTCAATATATTTTGATTTATTATCAAAATTTTCATTAATGTAATTAAATACATCTTCGTCAATCGTAATTGATAACTTTATTTTAGTTTTTATTTTTTTCATAGTTTCAATAGTATTTTAATGGTATATATTAAATTATAAAACTCAACTTTTTGTATTTTTACATATATATTTTAATAAAATAAAATTATATATGGCTAGACCAAAAAAGAAAAATAAGAAAAAAACATTATCTATTACAATAAATAAAGAATTAGATGATATTATTAATGATATGATTGAAACAAAAAAATTATCAAAATCAGAATACATTGAATATTTATTGAAGAAGGATAAATTAAAAAATAATAAATAAATTATGGAAAATTTAACAATTGAAACTTTCAAAACAAAAATATTTGATTTCGAAAATAATCAAGAATGGAAATATAATGGTCATTTACCTAGTATATTGGTTTTTAGTGCACTGGGGTGGTGTATTCCATGTCAAAAATTACACCCCGTTTTGGAAGATTTAAGTAAAGAATATGAAGGTAAAATGAATATTTATGAAATTGATGTTGAAGAACAACAAGAATTGTCCACTATTTTTAATGTAAAAAGTGTTCCAACTCTTCTATTCATCCCATTAAATGAATATCCAAAAGTATTAGTAGGTGGAATAGGTAAAGAAAAATTTAAATCTTTAATTTCTGATGTATTAAAAGTTCAATGATTTTTTGGTATTTTAATTTTTATTTATTAACTTTGAATAAATAAAAAATTATGCGAAAATTGAAAATTAATGATGATATAATTAATATTTATAAAAAATATTAGTATTAAAACTACAAGATCGTAAAAATTGGAATAAAGACAATCATTATAATTCTATTATTATTAATAGTAATTTTATAGATGATGAAAATAAATTATATTTCAATATTAGTTTTAATACTGATTTTTTTATGCATGCAATTATTAAAGTTAAATCAAATAGTGTGACAACATTATGTACATTTAAAATACATTGGTATAATAAACATTATCATGATGTATCAGAAATGTATAAATATTTTTTACATAAAAATGAAATAGATGATTTAGATAATAAAGAAAATATATTAATGAATAGTTTATCAAGTAGTACTAAGAGATCTTTAAAATTAGAAAAATTATTGAATAAAATGGGTAAACAATAAAAATTATACATATGAAAATAAATAAGAATATTATTGATGTTTACGAAAAATTATTATTATCAATTTTAAAAGATGCATCTAAATGGAAAGAAGGTTATTATTCATATTATAGTGAATTCTTTAATGATGATAAAGATACTAGATTTGAAATAATGATTAATAAATTTAATATTAAAATAATTATAGGTAATGCAAATTACAATACTGAACATTATTCATATAATGTTAATTTAATAAAAAAACAAAAATATATTTAGCTATTTTAGCTATGATATCTGATTTACGTAGTTTAGAAGAACATAAAAAAATAAATATCAAAGAAAATATTCTCTTAAATAAATTAAATGATGATTTTAAAAGAAGTATTAAAATACAAAAAATATTAAATAAAAATATTAAATAAAAATTAATATAATGAATAAACCAAAAGTAAATAATGAAATTATAAATATTTATAAAAATATTTTATTATCAATGTTATTAGATAGTACCAAATGGTCAGATGGATATGAACTTATATCTAAAATAGATGATAGTAATGATTTATATTTTTTTATAAGATATAATGAAGGTAAATATAATATACGCATACAACAAAAAGAAAAATATAATACTTTTGAAATATATTCTTTTGTATTAAAAAAATTTATGGATAGAAAAATTATATCTAGAATAAAGAAATGTAAAGAAATGATTAAATATAATGAAGAACTTAAATCCATAAAAAAGATAGAAAATCATTTAATAAATAATTTAGGTGATAATACTAAAAGATCAATTAAAATATCTAAATTAAAAAAGAAAATGTAAATAAAAAAGGGGTGTTTACCCCTTTTTTATTGATTTTTTGTGTACCATTATTTGTTTTCTCATTTGTTTAATTAATTTATCAACTGTTTGAACTTTTTTTCTCAATCGAGTTGATGCTGCTTTAACACCTTTATCATAAAATTTATTATAATCTTTTTTAGCATCTTCTAAAATTTGTATTAATTGTTCAATTGTAATTTGTTCTTCCATAATTATAAAAATTTATTTTTTATTATTATATATAGATACAAATCAGTCCAAAATGTAGAAATAACAAAAGATTTAAAAAATAAAACCTGTTATAAAAATAACAGGTTTTATTTTTTTATTCACATTTTGAATAACTACATTCTGAGCAAGATTTACAACCTTCCTTAAATATCATCTTACTACCACACACAGGACAAGCTTCACCTTTAATAGATGTACCATCTTTGATATATTTTTTAATCATTCGTTTAACACCATTTTTCCAACTAGATATATCATCAGTTTCAAAATATAATTTATCTATGATTTGAAGTACGTTTGGTAGTGGCATACCGTGTCTAAGAATTGCTGAAATTAATCTTCCCGTATTCCAATATTCTCTATTGAAAGCTCTAGATAAACCTCTAAATTCTTGAACATAACCATCTTTATCAATATATCTGAAATCATATCTAGAATGTCCATCTATTTTAGTATTAACATCACTTATTTTTACAATTTCACCTTTTTCAATATATTGTGGAATATTTGCTGCTTCTTGTAATCCAGTAAATATTTCATATGGTCTATTGTCTAATAATCCTAAAAATCCAATCCATTTTTCACCTTTATTAGTAAAACGAATAATATCACAAGGTAAAACAGTTGGTCTTTTTGGTGCATCATTTTCGATAAAAATATTTGTTTTTTTAGAATCTTTAGAATCTTTAGAAACTAAAACACCATCTCTTGAACCATCTCTGTAAACAGTACAACCTTTACATCCACTTTCCCATGCTGTTTGATATACTTTAGCAACTAAATCTTCTGTAACATCACTAGGTAAATTAATTGTAACACTAATTGAATGATCTACCCATTTTTGAATTCTGCCTTGCATTTTAACTTTTTCTACCCAATCAACATCATTTGAAGATGCTCCGTTATATGGTGATTTCTTAACAATTTCATTTAATTCGGTAGTTTTCATTTTTTCTAATTCAGAAAAATTATAACCATTTATTTCAGCCCATATTTTAAATTTAGGATGATATACATTATATTCTTCCCACGAATCACCTACTTCATCTACTCTTGCTACAGTAACATTTTTATCATTTGGATTTATTTTTCTTCTACGTTTATATACTGGAAGAAAAACAGGTTCAATGCCCGAAGTAGTTTGAGTCATAATACTTACTGAACCAGTTGGTGCAATTGTTAACAATGATATATTTCTTCTACCTGTTTTTTGATATTTTTTAATTATATCATGCTCATTATTTTCTTCTAATGATTTCATTATTCTATTAACAAATGGATTATTTTTCTCATTTTCTATATTCCAAACTTGAAAACATCCTCTTTCTTCTGCCATTATAATAGATGATTTATAAGCATTAGTTGCTAATGTTTTATGTACCAATTCCGCAAAATCAGTAGCTTCTGATGTTCCATATTGTAATCCTAATGCAGCTAACATATCACCTTCGGATGTTATACCTAAACCAGTTCTTCTACCTTGATGTGCTTTTTCTTTAATTTTATTCCATAAATTAATTTCCACTGATTTTATTTCATCTGGTTCTGGATCACTTTTAATTTTTTGTAATATTTGATCTATTTTTTCAATTTCTAAATCAACGATATCATCCATAAATCTTTCAGCATACATTACATGTTCTTTAAATAATTCAAAATTAAATCTAGCTTCAGTAGTAAATGGATTTTCTACATAAGAATATAAATTTAATGCTACTAAACGACAAGAATCATAAGGATTTAAAGGTATTTCACCACAATTATGAACTAATAATTTATTAGCGAAAAAATTATGATTATTATTAACTTTTAAATCATAAACATCTTCATTTTGCTTAATGTTTATTTTTTTAATTTTTGTTTTTACAATATTCATTTATTTTATTTTTATTTTTTTAATTTTCTTATTATTTTCCATTCAGATAATTCATATTTAACATTTTTATCTGTATATGGTTTTATTTTATCAATAAGTATTAATTCTATATTATTAATTTTATTTTTTAGTAAATTAAATTTAAAAAGTTTATCTTTCCAATATCCTTTTATTTCTACAATTTTTATTATATTATTATATTCATCAAATATAAAAAAATCAGGTCTATATTTTTTATAATCAACTAAATATGTTTGATATTCAACATCCCATTTATAATTATTTTTATCTAACCATTTTGCATAAATATATTCCCATGAACTACGTAACCAAACATATTTATTTAATGATTTATTATAATAATAACCTTGAACTCCTCTTTTATTGGTTGTTTTTATTTTAATATTTTCTTGAATTCCTTTACTAAAAAATCCAATATTATTATTTTTTTCATTTAATGCTTTATCTTTTCTACGTTGTCTTAAAAAAGGTGTTATTGTTTTATTATCTCTTAGTTTAATATTAAATATATTTATTATATAAAATCTTAAAATAGAATACGTTATAGGTAAATTATAATCTTTTATTATTGATTTTATACCTTGTCCATCTATAACATATTTTTGATTTATAAAATTTTTTACATGAATAAATCTATTATCATTATATAATAACTCTTTATCACTAAATAATTTTTTACCATTTCTTGTTTTAAATTTACATTTACTAACATCATCAAAGAACGATATAATATTTTCCATAAATCCGTGTGATTATTTTAATAATATATATTGAATATTACACACGGATTTTTACTAATTTTCAATTTTTATTAAAATATCATTTTCATTTAACTGTGAAGCTTCTACCCATCCTCTATTTTCAGTATATACTTTATGATCTGGTGTTAATTTTAATAATGTACCATCTTCTAATTCTAATTCTATAATATTAGCATTTCTTTTAGATAAAAGTGCATCATTAACTTGATTATATTCTAATTGTTTAGATTTTTCATTATATGTTAATACATTATATTTAGTATCATCAAAATTATCAACAATTTGTTTTATTGTAATTTCACCATTATCAGTCATAATCAAAGAATCTGATGTTAAACATGGATTTGTACTGACTGTTTTAAATCCATATTCTGAATAACAATCAGGTATAGATTCATTAATAATATTATCCCAAAATAATATACCTGGTTCAGCAGATTTCCACGCATTATGAACAATCTTTTTCCATAATTTTTTTGGATCAATTTCTTTTTTAATTTTTGGTTCATTTGAAAAAACAGGATATTGTTGAAAATATGGTTTATCTTCAACTACACATCTCATAAAATCATCATCTATTTTAACAGATATATTAGCACCTGTTATTTTACCAGATTCGAGTTTAGCATCCATAAAATCTTCAGAATCAACATGCTTAATATGACAACTTAGCATTAATGCTCCTCTTCTACCATCTTGTGCAACTTCTCTAGTTGAATTAGAATATCTTTCCATAAAAGGAACAATACCTGTTGATGTTAATGCTGAATTTTTAACAGATGTTCCCTTTGGTCTAATATGTGATAAATCGTGACCAACACCACCTCGTCTTTTCATTAATTGTACTTGTTCTTGATCAGTAAAACAAATTCCACCATAACTATCAGATTCATTTCCAATAACAAAACAATTACTTAAACTAACAATTTGTAAATTATTACCAATACCAGACATAGGACCTCCTTGTGGAACAATATATTTAAAATCTTTTATAAGTTCAAATATTTTATCTTCTGATAATGGATTTGGATAATTACTTTCAATTCGATGAAGTTCTTTTGCTAATCTTCGATGCATATCATCTGGTGTTAATTCATAAATATTACCTTCTGAATCTTTAAGAGAATATTTATTAATCCACACATTAGATGCCATTTTATCACCTTTAAAATATTTAAGTGATTCTTTTTCTACTTCATCTCTACTATATTTTTTCATTAATTAAAAAAATTATTTTTTAAAATCTATATTTTATTTTTTATTATAAAAAATTAATACCGCTTATATTTTTTAAATATCCTTTTTGTATTAATTCTTTAATTATTGCATTAGCTGGTTTTTTATCTAATAATTTAAACATATTAAATATATTATCGGTAAAATAATATGATAATTCTACAAAAATTTCAGATTTAGTATATTTATATCCTAATTCTTTAATTAGTAAATTATAATAACCATTAAATACTTCTTTATTTGGTTTTCTTCTATTTTGTTTAAAATCTAATTTTGTTTTATCGTTTAATATATTAAAAACATCTTTAGTTAAATTATTTTGATTAAGATAATCATCACCTTCATTATATTGAATATCAAATATATTTGATGAATCATAACTATTATCGATTTTTTGATCATCCTTATCATCAGATTTATCATCTAATTTTCCTTTAAATATAGTATCTCTTGGTAGTTGATGTTTACCTTGTTCTCTATGTTTATTAGTATTCATTTTATAAAGAAGATCGAAATTTTCACTTTCTTCAATTTCTTCAACTTCATCTGAATTAATAAAATCCATTTCATCAATATATACATCTTCTTCCACTATAATAATATCTTCTTCATCATTAGATGATAAATTTAATGATACATCTTTAGTAGTTATTGTATCTTTATTATCCAAATCTAAATTATTTTTTGGATTACAATCTGACATTTTAAAAATTATTATTTTTTACTTGCTACCTACAAGTATATCATTATCCATTGTTAAATACTTTGGATTAAAATCAAACTTAATTTGTTCTTCATGATGTTCACCATCACGAAGTTTTAATATTTTAAGTCTATAAGTATTTTCTTTTTTCATTTGTGGATTACGAATGATTGCCCATACACAGTCAGCTGCTTCCGCAATTGCTTTACTTTCTGGTATATCATCTAAATTAATATCATTTGCACCCCAAACTGATTTATCAACTTGTGTTGCTGTGATAACTGCTACATCAAATTTATCAGCTAATCTTCTTAATCCTTCTGCTAAGTGTTTACCTTTTAAATATAACATAGTATCTAGATTGTAACCCTTTTCAATAGCCATAATATTGATATAATCAACTACAACCGCATCTATTTTCAAACGTTTTATTTCTTGAAATTTTTTAATAAAATTTTCTAAATCAGTTACAGTACAATCACTAGTAGGATACTTTTTAATAAACAATTTACCAACTTTACCACCATCAAAAAGTGAATTAGATGATGCCATTGTTTTTAATTCATTAATTTTATTTTTAATGAACATTGTATCTTTACTTAATGTATCATAATCATTTATATCAATTTTTAATCTCATAGCACCCATTCTTTTCATACATTTATATTGTGCCATTTCTAATGTAACATAAAGAACATTATAACCATTATCTACTAATTTAGATGATATATTTTGTAACCACATCGATTTTCCGACATTTGTTTCTCCCATTACTAAGGAAAAAGTAGCATGATCCCAACCACCTCCTAAAATTTTATCAACATTTGACCAACCAGTTGGCATTTTTCTCATTGAAATTTGTTGTTTATGCTCTTCTGGATTATCGAAGTCACCACCTAAATCTTCATCATCATTAGATATTAAATCAATTTCACTGAAATTATTTTTTAATCTTCCGACAATATCCATTACATTATCATAATCAACTTCCTCCATATTTTTTATGATATCAATTGATTCGTAGATTTTTTCACGGGTATATTTAGATGATTTCCACGCTTTAAATTTCTTATCTAACCATTCATCATTAATATCTTGTGTATTTTCTGTATATAATGATTTTAAAATTTCTTTTGTGATCATTTTTTTGGTATCATTTAATCCAACCATAGACCACACTTGTTTAACACTAGGTACTATTTTATCAGTGCTTTTTATAT